ATATAGGTGGTAAAAAAGAAGATAACAATTAATATATAAACTTATGGCGTTCAAACTAAGAAGTCCATACGAAATTGATAACACTCCTATCTATCAACAAGATATGGGTGATGATGTTTTAGGCATGGCTACAAATAAAGGTAGTATACTTATAAATAAAAATGTTTCGCCTGCTGTATTAAAAAAGAATAAAACAATCTCTCATGAGAAAGTTCATTTAGATCAAATGAATAGGGGTGATTTAGATTACAACGATTCGTATGTATTCTGGAAAGGTAAAAAATACCCTCGAGCTACAATGAAAGAAGGTAGTAAGAAATTACCTTGGGAAGCAGAAGCCTATGCAAAACAATAAAAAGTAAATATTATACGTAATATATATATTAATACTAATCTAATTAAATATATACACTATGAGAAATTTATTTATTATTACAGCATTGGCATTATCGTTATTCTCTAACGCTCAGAAAATGAGTAAAGAATTTTTAAAAGGAGAATGGACATCAAACGAACAAGCTACTGAGATATTATTTTCTTTTACGGATAAAAAAGAATTTATTATTCAAGCAGTATCTTCAACAAGTGGAATACCATTAGATGTAATAAGTTATCAAATAGTAGATAACAATATATATATAAAAACAGTGTTTAAAAAAAATAATTTTGAATCAATATCAAAATTTGTAATAGTAAACGAGGACACCATGGTAGCCGATATAGTTAGCAATCACCCTGGGCAAGTTATATATAAAAGAGTAAAAAAAAATTAAACAACTAAAAGAAAATAACAAATGGCATTTAAACTAAACCCAGGAAGAGGAAATATGGAAGCTACAGGAAGAGGTATTCCTGCTGCATTAATGACACGCTCACCTATGCGTCAACAAAACCCAAATACAGGTGAGGATCTTAAGAAAAAGGCACAAGCAGAAGCCGACGAAAAACTAAAGAAAAATATTGAAGCCAAACCATTAGGAGGATCTGAAGATGTAAGAAAAGAAACGGGTACTGCTACTAATATAAGACTAGCTACAACGCCGGCGGAAATTGCAAAATGGAAAGCATCTATTGGAAAACCCGGAGCCGGTAGATATAATCAAACTGTTACTGCTGAAGCTAAGGCTCAAGGTATGGACAAGCCGCAAACAGAAACGGTTAAAGCTACAGAAAAGCCTGCTGAAACAAAGAAAAAAAATCTTTATAGCTATGGAACGGTTGATAAGCAGTTTGGATCATACGAATTTAACGGAGGAGTTCGTTCAGAGAATGATGAGCAAATTCAAGTCCAGAGAAGAAGACACTCAGGCGACACAAATATGGAAAACGCGGCATTAGGATCTGCTTTTACCACCGGTAAAAATAATTTATATAATGAAATAGAACAAACAGACGAAGAAGCAAGGCTTACAAAAAAAGGTATATTAAAATCTGACTATAATCCGGCTAGCGATGTAATTACGTCTAATAAAAATAGCACGGCCTATAATCCAAACCGTAGATCAAGCGCAGAACAACTAAAAAACGCTTTAAAATACGAACCGATATATGATGCAAAAATAAAAAACCTTGAGGATAAAAAAGCAGCTGTAAAAGCTAAAGCGCAAGCGGCAGCAGATGCTGTAAAAGCTAAAAAGGATGCTGCTGCAAAAGCAGCTGCGGAAAGAGCGGCAACGTTAAATACTAAAACTCCTGCTCAGCAAAGAATGAAATCAACTGGTAAAACACCGCCAACAAAACAAATGGCTAAAAAAATACCAATGAAGCAAATGGGCAAATTAAAAAAGAAATGCTAAATGAAAAACATATCTACAAAAGGTTATAAAAGAAATAGTCCGGATAAAAACAGAGAATATAATATTATACCAAGTGGAGATATAACGATGGAAGGTGTAGATTTTCCGGTATTAGGCATAGATAATAAAGGCAATAAAAAAGTAATGCAACCAGGGAACAATTATAAGTTTCCTGGAAGTGTTGTTTTAGAAGTGCCAATAAAAAAACAAAGTTTATATAATAGATTATTTAAAAAATAAACTGATAGCAGGTGGGAGGTAAGGTATCTCACGGGTCTCATAAGCCCGCTTAAACTGGTTCGACTCCAGTACGTTGCTACTAATTATTAACAATTAAATTAAATAAAATGAAAAAAGTAGAAACAAAAACTATTAAGAAAGATCAATTAGAAAAAATCGTTGCTCAACAAAAAGACTTAAACGCATTGTTAACGAACATTGGTGTTCTAGAAACACAAAAGCATTCGTTATTACACCAGGTTGCTGAAGTCAATAAAGAAGTTGAGGATTTTAAATCAGAATTGGAATCTGAATATGGTGCTATTAATATTAACCTAGAAGACGGTAGTTATACTGAAATCGAAAAGGAAGAAAGTAATGGCTAATGTCATTAGAAAAATAAGTATTGGAGCTGACTATAAGAATGAAGCAATGCACTATTCAGTAAATCAAGAAGTATACGGGGGACATAAAATCTCCCATATACTATTTGAGGAAGTTGATAATTCATACAATATTTATATAAAGAAAAGTGATGAAGTTATGCCGTGGAAGAAATTTAACAGTCACATGGCTATTTCAGTGGAATATGATTTAGAATACTAATGAGAAGTGCATTTAGCTTTATTGTTAAACCCGTAGGTAATAGGTATGACAATACAGTTAAAGTTGGTGATAAAGATTTAGTTGTTAACACATCGATTGAATCTTTTAAAGCTGTTAATAATATGGCTGAAGTTTTAGCTGTACCCTTATTTGGAACAACTGATATTAAAGTTGGTGACAAAGTAATAATACATCATAATGTTTTTAGAAGATTTTATGATATAAAGGGTAAACCAAAAAACAGTAGATCATACTTTAACGAAGACAAGTATTTTGTAGATTTTGATCAGATATATTTATATGGTGATGTTGGTAATTGGAAAGCTTTTGGCGACCGTTGCTTCATACAACCTATAAAAAATAATAACAGTTTTAGCTTAGAAAAAGAGCAAAGACTTATTGGAATACTAAAATATGGTAATAGCTCCTTAAATGAAGCGAAAATAGTACCAGGTGACTTAGTAGGATATAAACCATACGGAGAATTTGAATTTATTATAGAAGGTAAACGATTATACTGTATGAAATCAAATGATATTGTAATTAAATATGAATATAGAGGAGACGAAGCAGAATATAATCCAAGCTGGGCACAAAGCGGTATTGGAGTTAATTAAGGTTGCTGAAGAAGCTATCTTAGATAATGGAGAAGACGACTTAGCCGCAGATAAATTAAAAAATGCTGCAGCAACAAAAAAGTTAGCTATCTTCGATGCATTCGAGATACTTAGTCGTATTGAAGAAGAAAGACAAAAATTAGATGCTCAAGACGCGAGCGAAAAAGCAAGCAAAGTTTTTAAAGGGTTTGCAGAAGGGAGATCTAAATAATGTACGAACAAAATTTAATAACCACATTAACGGACTATATTAAACCAACTATTATAAGTAGGCTTAATAAAAGTAAGAAGTGGGAATACGGATATAATAAAGATCATGATATAATTGTTATAAGTAAGACAGGTAAGATTGGAGAAATTGTAGAAATACAAAATTTAAAGATTGCATTACCTTATATTGAAAACGCTTACAAAAGATCTAATAAGAAAGAAGAACAATATTGGGAGCAAGCTAAATATCCAAAAGAGCTTGAGCGTATCAAGAGTGTATTTGACTGGAATAAATATCCAGATAAGTTCAAAGAAAATTGGTATGACTTTATTGATGCAGAATTCAAATACAGAGAAGAAGGTTTTTCTTTTTACAACAATGGTGTACCTACTTATATAACTGGCACACATTATATGTATTTACAATGGAGCAAGATTGACGTTGGTGCTCCGGATTTTCGTGAATCCAATAGAGTGTTCTTTATATTTTGGGAAGCTTGTAAAGCAGATAATAGATGTTATGGTATGTGCTATTTAAAGAATAGACGTTCAGGATTTTCATTTATGTCTTCTGCCGAGTTAGTTAACCAAGCTACATTAAGTTCTGATACAAGATATGGAATACTATCGAAGTCAGGAGCCGATGCAAAGAAAATGTTTACAGATAAGGTTGTACCTATATCAATAAACTATCCTTTTTTCTTTAAACCAATTCAAGATGGTATGGACCGTCCGAAAACTGAATTAGCTTATAGAATACCTGCATCAAAATTAACAAGAAGAAAATTAGATGCTCAAGAACAATTAGAAGAGCTTGAAGGATTAGATACTACGATTGACTGGAAGAATACTGGAGACAATAGCTATGATGGTGAAAAGTTAAGATTATTAGTTCATGATGAAAGTGGTAAATGGGAAAAACCGGATAACATTCTAAACAACTGGCGAGTTACAAAAACGTGTGTTAGATTAGGTAGTAGAATTGTGGGTAAATGTATGATGGGATCTACTTCTAACGCTTTAGATAAAGGAGGAGAAAACTTTAAGAAATTATATTATAGTTCAGATGTAACTAAACGTAACCGTAATGGTCAAACAAGTTCTGGATTATATTCTTTATTTATACCAATGGAATGGAACTTTGAAGGTTTTATAGACAAATTTGGTATGCCTGTTTTCTTAACACCAGAGCAACCTATTAAAGGAGCTGATGATATGTGGATTGATTACGGAGTTATTGAGCATTGGCAAAATGAAGTTGATGGTTTGAAATCAGATCAAGATGCATTAAATGAATACTACAGACAGTTTCCAAGAACAGAACAACACGCTTTCAGAGATGAAGCAAAGCAATCTTTATTTAACCTTACAAAAATATATGAGCAAATAGATTATAATGATGATCTAAGAAACTCAAATGTTTTAACACAAGGTAGCTTCCAATGGGAATTCGGT